TCCATTGTGAATTATTATTGTCCCAAAAGTAATCAGTTACTGTTACTGGGTCAGTAGTATGGTCAAATGTTCTACCTATCCATCTTCGATTAGCTTCATCCCATTCTGCATTAGCTGCAAGACCACCTATATCAAATGTGTCTGGATAACCTGTTGGTGGTTGCCAGTCATCGTTGGTGTCTAAATACCAAGATGGAAAAGGTTGTTGGTCTATAAATTTATCTTTAACCCTATCGTAGTAATGAATAGTCCCAGCATATTGTTTTCTAAAATTATGGTGGTAAGAAGTTTGTTTCCAAGCAACACCATTTTCTGAGTGTGGAACAATAGACGCTACAAATGTTTCTGCATCTGGGTGTAAGTCGCCACCATTAGCATCTACATCTTCGTTGGATATTACTACTACTCGTATTACTTTGTTATCGCTGTCAAGTTCTGCAAAGTGAGCCATTTCCTAACTCCTTAAGCGTCACCTAATATTTCACCAGAAACTACATATTCTAAATCACTATTAGCACTAGCTGAAACTCTCAATAAATCTGTTTCATCTAAATAGATTCCTGAATTTTTGTCAATAACTACTAAAGTTGAATCTGCTGGTACTGCTACTGTTTTTGCTATATGGAAATAGTTTGAACCATTATCTCTTGATATTGAAACAGTTATATCAGCTGAACTGCTGCCATCTACGTTCGATATAATTATTGTATTTATTTTATATATTACATCAGCAGGTACATCAATTATATCTACTGCTGAAGTTGTAACTGCTCCACATACATTAAATCCTTGTATGGAAGTTACGTTTACTATATTTACTGCTGCCATATTTTTCTCCTAAATTATCCGAATACAACAGCCATGGCAATGGCTTTACCTGTTGAGGTTTTTGTATCAAGCTGAGTTTGTATGTTGGAAGTTACTCCATCACTATAATTAAGTTCTGCTGTTGTAGCTGTCACTCCGTCTAGTATGTTTAGTTCTGTTGCGGTGCTAGTAACACCGTCTAAAATATTAAGTTCTGCTGTTGAACTGGTAACACCATCTAAAATATTTAATTCTGATGTTGTACTGGTAACACCATCTAAAATATTAAGTTCTGTTGCTGTAGAAGTAACACCATCAAGAATATTAAGCTCTGCTGCCGTAGATGTGACTGTAGTTCCGTTGATAGAAATAGCATCTGTTTCAAGAGTACCATTAACATCAATGGAACCTTCTAGGTCTATATCACCATTAACAATAAGATCATCTGTTACTGTAAGATCATCTTGTACTTTTAAATCTACAACATTAAGACTAGCAAAAGCATCGACCATTGCTCCACCAGAACCAGCACCATCAGAATAAATTGCTTTAGTATCTCCAGCAGGTATGGTGACATTAGCTCCACTACCTTGAGAAATAATTATGTTTTGTGAGCCTGATGTTGCATTTTCTATAAACCAAAGTTTAGAAACCGTATTTGGGGTAATAGTAATAGTACAAGCACTATCAAGAGTACCTGTATATTTTAAATATAAACTTCTTCCTGGGTCTGTTGCTCCATCAGCTATTACTGTACTGTGAGTGTCGGCATTAGTTGTTATAGCTTCTGTACCAAAGCTAAATGCTTCTGCAATAAGCTCTAGATTAGTATTTGTAGATGTCCCCCAGGTACCTGATTCATCGCCTGTAGCTATTTCTTTTAATCTTAAATCGTTTACATATGTTGCCATGTTTGTCTCCGTTCAAATTTATTATAAGTTGTTTTTTTATAAAAGTTAAGCAACTTCTTCCCAGCTAGGTGTTTGTGAATCATCTATTAAGCTCCAAATACGTGTAACTCCTACTAAACCTTCTGCTTGTCCTAATTCAGGCGATATATTTGCTTTACAAATTGTAGTGACTGTTCCTA